ATAGTAATCACCGCCAGGATTGAAAGCACGAATACCTTCATCACATTTTCTATTCTGGGGACAACTGGTTGCAGAACCACCAAGTCTCTTCATCATTGCTTTGGTATTGTATTCCCAAGGGTGGAGACCTTGATCGTAGATATCAACGTATGTCTTATACATCTTGCTCAACCGATAGGTATTGCCTTGGACACCAGATGCCATAGCATAATTCAATTTACATTCTACGTCCATTTCCTTGGCAAGTTTTACATTGTCGATAGCACGATAATCATTCATGTCTGTAATCACTGCGATAAAGTCTGGACGTTCTCCGCAATACTTCAACATTGCATCCGATACACTCCAAAAGTCTTCTTCAGTAAATTCACTAAAGTCACCTTTGAGTCTACCACCCCCATACTGAAAAGATGTGCAGACACCCATACGTGGATGATTGAATAGATCAACCCACTTCTGTGGTTTTACATAGAAAGGCCAGAGGTTAGTTGTAAATGAAATGTATGCAGGGTAGTCGTGTTCATCTAGGTGCTCTATCAGTTTCCAATAATAACTAGGATCTACCATCAACGGATCTCCACCATTGATAATCAAAGATTTGGTTTCAGGGTATCTTTTCAGAAACCTGAAGATATAGTCCATGTCTAACAAACCTGCATTGTTCGGATCAATTGCAGTCGAAGAACAAAACGAGCATTTGAAGTTACATGCTTCTGTGGGTTTTATTATTAGATCCATTGCTTTTCTCTTGCTAGGTTCAACATCAATGTCTTAGGTGCAGGACACACATCATCCATCCATACTAATTGATGACAATCAGAGTGGCAGTATAAAAACACTGGACACTTGTAACATCTCTCATCTCTTTCATGCATCTCACAAGAGATGATCTCCATTCGTTTAGGTGATGATCTCACCTCTTTTGCAGGTGTGTCTATGTGACCATAAAAATCTACAGGCGCAGAGTTAGGACATCCTGCCACTGTTCCATCTGCATTTATAGTATGTATCTTTTGTTCGCAATCTCTACAGAAGGTTCCGTTGAAGAATTGATTTCTATCATCAAACTTGGCATAGACTGAATCTAAGAAACCGTTTGCTACTGGATGATCTTTTGTAGTCTCGTGCATTAGCATCCACCAAGCATCTAGATCTTTGTTGTGAGGAAAGATGTCTGGGTTCAGTGTGGCATTTCCATTGTGAGTCAAACGTTCATAAGATATTTCACTGACACCAATACTTTCCATATAGTCTGCTATCTCTAATGGATGCTTCTTGACAACATCTGTGGTAACTGAAATAAAACACTTGACATCGAGTCCCTGTTGTACTAATGTGAATACATTGTTTTCCCATAATCGTAGTTGCCTGTCGTTGGCAAACCTTATATTAGAATCCCAACTAGTAGCAACATAACCACCAGATATGCAGTTCCTAAAAAACTCAAGATACTCTGGTCTTAGTTTATATGTCAGGTTAGTTGTTATTCCGTGTGTACAGCGATCACCCCATTTATCTTTTGTGATATTATAAAACTCCATAATATCTTTCATAGGCGCAAGCATAGGTTCTCCACCATGATACTCAAGGTGAATCTGATTGTCTCCAGTATCTAATTGATTGCACCAGTTTGCAGTTTTCACAGGATCGAAGTAAATCTTTCTTCCATTTATTCCTGATGTAAAACAGTGGGAGCAATTTAGATTACAGGTCTCAGTCGTTTTGATGTATGCGATTAAGTGTTTCTGTGTCGCCAATGCCATGAGATGCGATCAATGCCCTTTCAAAATTTAGTGCTTTGTGCTTAGTTCCTGCAGGGATCGATAACTTATCCCCGACTTGGAGTATTACTTCTAGACCGTCAACCTCTAGAGATTTAGATCCTGCTTTGCATTCAATTATAACATCGACTGGATCTGTGTGTTCATCAAAGGTAGGTCCGAACTTTGGGTTATAGAATAGATGAATTGTTCTATCGTCAAACTTCCAATGACGTTCCATCTGTTCTACTTTTATTGTTACCTTCCCCTCTGCTAAATGCCTTGCCATTTGAGATTGATAATCCCAATAATGAAGAGTGTATATCTGGTCTTGCAAACCACCCTCTCGTATTACAGATACGTCATGTGATTTGAAGCATTTCTCAGATAGCAGGAAATCTTCGAAGTCTTTAAAGTTCATTTACGTTCCTTATATATAAAAGAGTATTTATAATGAGGTTACAATGATATATCACAGATGGTCTACTCCTATTGAACATTCTTCTAATCACATAGGAATGCAACCAATACAAGATCACCTTCTCACTTACTATAATATCTCAAATACTATTAGTGATAATTATAACATATTTGATGACGAAAGTAAACCCATAGAAGACTTAAAAGATATGGCATATGCCAACTTTAAAAACTTTGCTAACGTAAACTTTGGAGTAAATCTAGACGAATATCATAGTGTTCTAAAAGGGTGGTTGACACCGACAGAAAATCATGCTATGGCAGAACACAATCATATGGGTGCTTGGTTCTCTTCCGTATATTATATAATGGCAGAGGAAGAAGATCAAGGTGGAGAGATAGTCTTTACAGATCCCAGAGCAAATGCAAACAGAGGGTATGATCAGAATTTTGCAAAGCACTTCAAAGAATTTGTTATCCAACCCAAGACAGGTGACTATGTAATATTTCCCTCGTTCCTTTATCACTGGGTAAACAAATTTACTTCTAAGTTCAGGATAGCAATACCAATCGACATTTACTTATTCGAAAAGACTAGACAATACTAGGATAATGTGATATAATATATTCATGATTGACCTAAAGCAAATACATGCAATGTGGGCAGAGGACTGCCAGATAAATCAAATGAAGTTAGCAGATGCATCGAGAGATACTCCTGCACTACATGCGAAATATCTGGAACTACACTCTACATTCAAACTCATGTTGAAACGTGCAGAGTTTGCACAAAAGAATTTGCTGAAGGACAAGTGGTTATATTATAATGGTAAGATGTCTGAAGAAGAACTGACTGAAAAGGGATGGGAACCAGATCCGTTCAATGGGTTGAAAATACTCAAAGGGGAAATGGATTACTATTACGATTCAGATCCAGAGATACAAAAGTCAGAAGAGAAGATACAGTATTACAAAACTGTGATCGACACTCTAACAGAGATAATAAATAATCTTAATTGGCGACACCAGACAATAGGTAATATAATCAAGTGGAAGCAATTCGAGTCAGGAAACTAAATCATTCTGATCTCCAGATTGAATGTGATAATGGAACAGCACAGGAACTAAACGAACACTTCTCGTTCTACGTACCTGGTTATAAGTTCATGCCAAGTTATCGCAATAAGATCTGGGATGGTAAGATACGTTTGTTTACTCTCAGAGAGAGGACACTGCCTGTTGGATTGTACTACCACCTAAAAGAGTTTTCCGATAAGAGACAATACAATCTGTTACCAGAAGATAGTAGGTATGGAAAACCAGATGATCGAACTCACGTAAGACCTACAGATCTGCAAGAATTTTTAAATGATTTGAATTTACCATTCCCATTGAGAGACTATCAGTTTCATGCGGTGGGCGAAGCATTAGTTCGTAAACGTGCAATCTTATTATCACCGACAGGTTCTGGTAAGTCGTACATGATCTATGCACTTGCTAGGTTCTGGTATGCAATGCTGACAGATGGTAGATCGTTTCCGAAAGGTGGACGTGTTCTTGTAATTGTTCCTACCACTTCTCTGGTAGAGCAAATGCACAGTGACTTCATAAACTATGGTATGCCCGAAGGGGGGATGCATAAAATCTACTCTGGTAAAGACAAGGCAGTCGATGCGTCAATTGTGATATCTACATGGCAATCAATATATAAGTTGCCAAAGGTTTGGTTCGAACAGTTTGGATGTGTCTTTGGAGATGAGGTGCATGGGTTCAAGTCAAAGTCTCTAATGAGTATAATGAATAAATGTACAGAAGCAGAATATAGATTTGGAACGACAGGAACATTAGATGGATCACAAACGCATGAGTTGGTTTTACAAGGTCTATTCGGGAAGATATATAAAGTCATCACTACGAAGCAATTACAGGATAACGATACTCTTGCCGCGCTCACTATCAGGAGAGTCATTCTTTCATATAAACACGAGTTTCGGGAATCTAACAGGGAAAACACCTACCAAGAAGAAATCGACTTTATCGTTGGTCACGAGAGACGGAATAAATTTATCAGAAACCTCGCGCTAGATCTCAAGGGGAATACTCTAGTGCTATTCAATTATGTAGACAAGCATGGGAAACCTTTACATAATATGATAAGAGATAAAGCAAAAGATCAGAAAGTATACTTTGTGTCTGGAGAAACTGCTACTTCAGATAGAGAAGCAATCCGTGGTATTGTAGAGAAGTCTGACGGTGCCATTGTTGTTGCATCCCTAGGAACCTTTTCCACAGGTATAAATATTAGAAACTTACATAATATAATATTTGCCTCACCGTCCAAGTCTCAGATAAGAGTATTGCAATCGATAGGTAGAGGTCTAAGAAAAAGTGATGATGGAAGAGAAACCATGTTATATGATATATCTGATGACCTGACTTGGAAGAAAAGAAAAAATTATTCTCTCTTACATTCAGAGGAGAGAGAAAGAATATACCAAAAAGAACAGTTCAACTATAAAACGGCAGTGATCCCCTTATGAATATAAAACAATTTAAATTAGTAAATAATGAAGAGATAGTATGCGAGTTTGTCGATACAGTCGGCAAGGAAGGTGATAT